GGAACCGTGACGCCAGAAGAAGCAAACACAACCGGCTGGCCATTGTAGATGGCCGTGCCGTAGTTAGAGACGATGGGGTACAGACTGTTACCGTTGGTGTTCGGGCGATTGCCGGTAAGTCGAACGACCCGACCGCCATAAGGAGCCGCAGTAGTGGCCATTATGGTTTCCTTTCAGGAATGGTGCGAGATGATGCGGCGATAATCACTTATCGTCGCGACCGAATGTGACGCGAGAGCGCCGTTCCGGGTTCAACAGAGGCATACGGGAGTCCTGCTCGCGCATGATGTTGTTGTCCACGGACTGAAGCTGCCGCTGGGCAAGCTCCTGATAATAGCTCTGACGTCCGTCAGCCATTTCAACAGGAGCTTTGCAAAGGAGCAGGCCACCAACTTCAACGTTGCCCTTGTATTCAGACTTCGAATCGGTTCGAAGCTTCAACTCAGGAACTTCCTCTGCCGCTACAGGTTCCCAGCCCTCACGCATGCGTACCGAAACGTTCTGGTTGTCGGCATTGCCAAGCATCGAGGTGCGAATCCAGCGGTACTTCCAGCCATCAACTGGCTTTGGGTCTGGCAGAAGAGAGGGAGGTGCCCATGATTTAGCGCGAGTAATGGACTCACGAGTTCCAGTGTCACGATCAGCGCGATTGTTAGCCATTCATCATCTCCTTAACCATCGAGGCAGCGTACTGCTCAGGGGTCAGGCCCAAGCGCTTTGCGAGAGCCACTTGGGTGGCGGTTAGCTGCACTTTGCGCGGCGCTGACGCCGCGACCCGTGTGGCAGGAGCCACTACAGGCACCCTTCGGGGAGACGCAGCAGAGGTCGGGACTTCAACGTCCTGACCGCCTTCATCCTCGAAGTATTCTGGGAAGCGCCTCCGCATGGAGGCGTCAAGCTTTTCATAATATTCATCAGACAGAGGATCAACACGGTCCCGCTTGATGAGGCGTTCGTGAACGCCATAGGCGTACCCGGACATTTCCTCTTCCTGACCGAACCAAGGATTGGACTTAAGCCAACTCTTGGCCTTCAGGTCTGGCTCAGAAGCCTGCTGCTGATACTGCTGAGGCTGCTGATACTGGGTGCGCTCCGGAACCTGACGCTCCGGAGGACGAATGTTCTCAAGCTGCTGATGTTCCATTGTCAGGCGGGTCATGTCGCGCTGAGAAGAGATCACCTTGTCGGTGTCTCCAGCCTCATATGCTTCACGATACGCCTTTTCAGCTTGCTCAAGCTGCGACTGCGCCCGGCGACGGGCCTGCTCAATCAGCGCTTCTTCACCTCGCGCTAGGCGCTCGGCATAGATGTTGCGCTCTTCAAGCAGTCGCTTTGCAACTGACACTGCTTCCTGATTTTCACGAAGAGCCTCTTCCTTGCGGCGGCGCTCTTCATGGAACTCATACTTAAGCTTCTTGATCCGCTTCTGAACGTTGTCAGAGTAGGACGCGATCTCATCATCTTCCGGGATCTCAGGCTCAGCGCCTTGGGGGCGCTTCGTCTTGTTGCGATCCGGTTCAGGAGTATCGTCAATAATCTCGATCTGAAGCTCTTCGTCTGGCTCTGCACGAGCAGTCTTGTCCATACTCATACCCGCCGTACTCCCCTAGGATCTTGAACAACTGCCTCAACAGTATCGTCATTGATCAGGCGGAACTCGGCGCTATGAACCTTGAAGCGCGTGCCGGAATAAGCACGGAACATCACCCAGTCGCCCTCTTTGCACCAAGGTCCGGTGGGGAACTTGGAAGCATCCTGATAGCAGAGGTCGCCCATCTTGATCACAAACCCGACGATTGATGCTGTTTCCTCGGCGGAACGACGTTCCTCCGGGATATACACACCACCTTCGGTTTTCTCCTCCATCTGGGGGAGCATGATCAGGATCTTGTACCCGCTCGGCTCAGGAAGTTGACGCGCCTTCTCGGCACCGATTGGGTTATCGGTCTTAATATCGAACATGATTCTCCTGCGTGCTTAGGGGCGCACGTACCCTCTGCGACCGAAGTCGGATTAAAGGATGCTAGTCGTCGTCCTCAGACTGCTGACGGACGTCAAGTAGCTCTCTTTCAGCGAGGGCTAGGCCCTCGATGACCCCGCAGAGTCGCTTGTACTCTGCAAAGTCCTGTGCACCGCCACCTGCAATGGTGTCGGCGTAGTCATTAAGGATCTCGCGGATCCTGCGGCGCAGTCGTTCAAGCTCAACCACCGAAACGGTCCTTCGCTATATCGACGCCAATGCGTGCGCCCTGTGTGCGCTCGGTCGATGAGATCTGAGCGTTCTTTGTCTGTTCAGCGGCACGATGCTTTGCGGAATCCATGCCGATACGAGCGCCAGCAATGCTTTGCTCCACAGCCATCTTCTGCTGTGCAATCTGGGCCTGCTGCGCCATGACATCACGAGCAAGCTGAGCGTCCATCTGGTCCTTCGCTGCCTTGCGCTGGACCTCCTGCTGGCGGATTTGCAGGTCCTGCTGCTGCATCTGGATGACTGGATCCTGAGCCTGCTGCTGGGCCTGTTCTTGCTGAGCCTGCTGCTGGCTGTTCTGCAAGACCTTCTGCGCTGCCTGTGCAAGCAGGGGAGCAAGACGGACCTCGACGTCCTCAGGGAGCACATCCTTCGGTGCCGGGAGCGGAGCACCAAGCTGCTGCTCGATACGCTGCCGGTAGGCGAATGCAATGTGTTCCTGAATATGAGCGTAGGATGCCGCCTGAATGGGTCCAGCGTTGGGGGACTGCCCAACTAGCTTCTGGATCATTGGGTCCTGCATGGCGCTTGTATGCACGGCAATATGGGACTCATGGTCCTGCGACAGGAAAGCCTTTACGGGCTTTCCGTTGAGGATGGCCATGTTCTCTGTTACCGGGTCAGTCGGCTTCATGTTGTCCGTCACCGGGATGATGGTGTCGGGGTCCTTGATGCCAAGGGTGTAGATCATCTTCCGATGCAGCGCGGGCATGTCGTAGATGCCGGGCTGGCCCTGAGCAAGCTGCAATGCAGCCTGATACTGCATGATGCGCTGTGCCATGGTGGTCGAATTGGGGTCCGACACCGGCAACACATCGACTGTATCGCTGTAATCCTTGGCCCGATCAGAGTCACCCTCTACTTCGTAGGGGTACTCGGACGGCATGTAGTCACGAACGATGCCAGCAAGGAGCCTGAACTCCTGACGCATGCTTGCATGCAAGCGAGCCTGAACTGCCGACATGACCTTCTGCGAGCGCTCAAGAAGAGCGAGCGTGGTGCCTACAGGCGCATCCTGCTTCATGTCCCCGACGTTCATCTCGGAGATCGAGGCGAAGCGCCGACCCTCCTCAACGATGGTGCCAAGGAGCGAATACAGAACGTTGGACGGTTCCTTGTAGGGAAGGAACGTGATGTTGTCGCGGATGGACCCGCCGGGGACATCCACATCCCGGAACTCGCCGGGCTGGATTGGGCTATCGTCACCCTTGATACGCAGACCACGGGACTTCAGGCCGCCGGGCAGATTTGACACTGTGCCAGCATCAACAAGCTGGCGCAGGATACCAGTGGCAGACTTGGCGATACCACCAATCAGGTGGATCAGACCGAAGCCGTAGAACCCCATGCCGGGCAGATAGTTGTATACCGCGAAGTGAATGATCTTCGTCTTGGTCTCATCATCCTCTTCCCAGTTGCGCCGGATAGAGAGGATGGTGCCATCACATTTAAGGAGCGTGACTACATACGGAAGAGCAATACCGTCATCGTCCTCAAACCCCGGAAGGTCAAGGTCAACGTGCATCTCAAGGACCGCTAGTCGGTCATCATATTCCCAGTTATGGGTCTCAAGCTCTGTCCGGTCCTTGGCGTCCTCAAGATCGGAACGCTCCGGCGACGGATCAGGCAGCGGCATGTACTTATAGAGCCCTGCCACCTGACGCTTCAGGATCTCGTTCTTCGGCAGACGCATCACATGCGTGTAGCGGGGACACGACCCAAGGTCGCTGGCCCCGTAGCTGACCACGAAGTCCTCAGCAGGCACAAACAGCGCCGCCGGACGGCGCAGGACCTGATCATAATAGACCTTGCGCACAGCGCAGCCTGCCAGAGAAAGGTTGAATAACAACCTTTCTGTCTCGGCACGGTACTCCGTCATCACCTCGGTGACGATGTAGTTCATGTCATCTTCAACACGGCTTGCCTGAGCGGACTTCTCTGGCGTCAGCTTGCCAACTACCTCGGTCATTACCGGGCCGCCAGCAGGGAAGATCTCCATGATGGCGTTGGCCTGAAAGCGCATGGCTGCTTCAGAAAGGATGGGGTGATACACCCCGCAAGCGCCTTCCCAAGGCTGTGTGCGCTCCTCGAAGCGGGTGCCTAGGAACTCCAGACCCTTTACGTATGCGCGCTCCCAATCAGTGCGGGAACGCTTATCTGCATCAAACTGAGACAGAAGGTCTGATCCAATCCCCGAAAGGTCAGCATCATCCATGTAGTCCAGAAGATTGGCGTCATGGGGAACGTCTTCCAGTTCATGATGATGGATCTCTTCCCCGAACGTAACAACGATGCCGCCATCCGGCGTTTCTTCTGACGATGTCCCCTCAGGCACCTCAACCTCAAGGCTATGTACAGCCAAGGCTTCGCCACCCGGCAGGATGTCTGCCGTCATAGCGCGGTCCACAGCCATTCATTCCTCCGGTCAATAATACTCGCGCTTGCGCGGCATCTTCATCACCTCTTCCTCGTCAGAGGAGAGGCGGACAAAGCCGCCTTGACGAAAGCGCAACAGAGCCTGCGTTGAACTGTCTACAAGATCGTCGTGTTCCCCTGCTGGGAACGAGGCGAACTCTTCAACCACCTCTTCTGCGTATCGAGTGGGCGGAGCCCACACGATGCCAGACTTGAAGAGGTCCGATACGGCGTTCACCCGGACTATCTTGTCCTGCCCGCGAACCGGGGTGAACTCAGATACCGGGATACCCATGGCTCGAAGCTCATAGATCAGAGGAGCGCCTGCCGCCTTCTTCTCCACGAGGAAGGCATCGGGCTCATACTCTTTGTACATCTTGAACGCCTTGGACTTTAGCTCCGGAAACTCAAGGCGCTCTTTGTAAGCATCGAGCAATATGATGTTGGCTTGTTGCTTGCCATCATCATCTGGATGATAGAACACGCCCCAAGTTGTGCAGGCTGAGAAGTCAGCACGCTGATTCTTCTCGAATGCGGTGTCCCAAGATTGAATGATGAACTCGCAGGCTGGGGGCCTTTCAGGCTCCCAGACCCTCCACCAATCACGCTTGACCAGCGCGCCCTCTTCAGAGGTCGGCTGCTGTTGATACTGTGCCTGCCACTTTGACAGGGGAAGTTCTGCCTGAAGCTTGCCAAGCTCATCAAGCGGCCAGAAGCCGGGCCATAGGGGCTGGCCTGATGGCATGATGGCTGGAAGCTCGATCACTTCCCACTCATCAGATCCTTCGCGCTCAGTGGCGGCTTTAATGATCTGCCCGGTAAGGTCGCGCTTGGCCCACCGCGTCATCACAATGATGATAGCGCCTCCCGGCTGGAGGCGCTGGCGAGGCCCGGATGTGTACCAGTCATACACACCGTCGAACACTTCGGGCTGGTGCTCAGCAATCTTCGCTTCCTGTTCGGAGTGAGGATCGTCAATGATCAAGATGTCTGCACCCTTACCGGTGACTGCACCACCAACACCCACGGCGAAGTAATCACCGTTCTGTGTGGTTGCCCACCGACCTGAGGCTTTGTTGTCGGCCTTGAGGCCGACACCGGGGAAGATGTTCTGATAGCCCTCACTGCCCACAAGGTTTCGAACCTTACGTCCGAACCCGACAGCAAGCTCTGCGGTGTGCGAAGCCTGAATGACCTTCTTGTTCGGGAACTGCCCGAGGAACCAAGCCGGAAGAAGGTAAGAGGCAAACTCTGATTTGGTATGGCGAGGAGGCATGTTGATGATCAACCGCTTCAACTCACCCTTGGCAACACGCTCGAAGGCGTTTGCCATGATCTTGTGATGGTCGCCCTCAATGAATCCGGGCCACATCTCTTGAACGAAGGGCATGAACTTGGCACGCGCTTTTTCCTTGCGCTCTGCCTCTTCTAGCTTCTTCAGGAGCGATAGAATCTCCTTCTGCTCAGCAACCGGTAGAGCAGCGATCCTATCGAGATGTCGTCTTGCGGCGTCCATTCTTAAGAAGAAGGCCAGACCCTTGATGGGTCTGGCCCTGAAAGTTCAACGGGAGGAGACACATGACAAACGTCATACACCAAGTAAGACTATAGCACATTAGGGGGGATTGACTCGTCAGTCAACTCTTTTTCTGACGGCGCAGATACTACGGGCAGCACTACCCCCACAGTACCGGGAGCAGGTGGAACCTCTCGTATATACAGACCACCCCGGCAAAGGTTTAAGCCTTTGCTAGTTAGCGCAGTGCTCCTGTGCATTCCGCCCTCTTTTGAAACAAACCCCTCCTTGATCAGGGCCTGCACTGCTAGGTGCATGTTAGAGCGACTCTTCACCCCCATGTGATAGGCCAACTCGTTAAGAGTTGGCCCCATCTTATGATGATACCAATACGAGCGGATAAGCTGGAGGATCTTGAGCCTCTTCGGGGTCATATCGCCTTCTCCTTCTGCTCTCTACGCCATGCGTCATACTCATCACGCATGTTCATGACCTCGTCGTACTTGTCATTAGCAAGCCTGCCTATGACTTTCACAGTCTCATCAGGCTCTCTAACGTCAACTCTATCAACACGGATAACAGTTGGACCAGAAAGACCAGATCCTGCCACACCAATGGACCACTCCTTACGCCTGCCAGCCCTGTCTGACGTGCAGTAGGCGACCCCCAGACGGTGATAGCGGTCCCTGAAGAGCACCACCCCCGGCTTGGGGTCTAGATAGCCCACATCACGGCTCCAGAACCTCCAGATGACAATGTCTCCCGGCTTGATCTCGTCCATCATTCCAAATCAGCTCCCTACAGATGACTCATATACGAGTCACAAAGCCAGTTAATGACTCATATAAGCTACATTATCACTAAGTTCCATGAATGATCCTACACATTTCTGGACAGAAAGGTGCAAATTCCACCTTAGGCTGCTGTAACCCCGGTAAAATGGGCATATATGTTCCAATAATGTTCAAAACTAACATCGTTTAGTAGAAATATACCCCCCTGCACCGAGGATGGCCGTAGGGACCCAACTCTCAGGCTAGGCTAGGAAGGGGTGGGGTTGACCCCCACCCCCCTTCTACGGGGCGTTTAAACGTGTTGGGGGGGGGGTGATTGGATTTGGAGATAGGTGTGTGATGTGTGGATTATTAACACCCGTGTGGGCGGGCGCGTGCACGTGCGGAGGGGGGTGCCGGTGGGGTGGGGGTGGCCCCGGACGCCTATGCTGGCCCCATGCGCTCACCATGCTCACCCCATGTAACCCATGACGTCCCTGTAACAATGAGTGTCCTATCGTTACTGTAACCATGCGCACACCATGGTCACACGATAGGTGTAACTTGCACCATCTCTGGTTACCTGTGACCACGGGTGTCATGGTGTTTCATCCAATTCCAATTCCACATCCGTAACCATGTCATCGTCATCGTTACTATCGTCGGTATCGTCGTCGTCATGTAACCCTGTATCATCAATGGTAACTACATCGTCATCGGTTACAGGGCCTAGTGCAACCAGTAATCTCTCCTGTATCGCGGTTCGCAGGTCCGCTGCACTCATTCCCTCATGGGGGTCGACGCGCACAATTGGTGCTTCTGATAACAATCCGTGATGCTTCATAATTAATTCAATGGCTTTAAGTCTAGATGACGCATGCTCACCATCTGTTGCCTCGGATTGTAGAATAGTTAACGCAAAATCAAGAGCACGCGCACGGTCATGCAATGTTCCCTGCTCATTCTTCTCACGCAGTGCAACAATCCTCTTCTGAATCTTGTCCGCCTTATGCAACATGCTTGCATTTCGGTATATCGTGGACGGTCTCATCTTATCAGCATGGTATGATCTTCTATAGGCTTCGCTTAACGCGAAGCCTTGTGCAACGTGTTGTGCGAATAACTCCTGTGATTCAGTCAATTCGTTTTCGTATGTCACGGTCCTCTGGTTCCTCCCCCGCATTAGTGCTGGGGCAGTCTTTAGAGGCGGTAGGGATTTAGGGGGCATTTCTTACTCGCTCCGCTCGAATACCGGATTAATACTTTATAGGAACAAGAACCATGGTTCCGGCCATGGCGAATCACACTCACATAAACGCCCCATGTTATGCAATGTTATCTATGTGGTTACGTGTAACTTACACCTAAGTATCTGTAATCATTGATGAATTTTAGTTGTTGACATGTTTTCCGGTGTTATGCTAGGTTATGTGACGTTGCGTAGTTATTTGACATTGTGAATATCGGGAAACAAGGCGTTTTGCCTTGTGCCGCCGCTATGGTCGTTTGGTGTAAGTTGCACCAAACGGCTCTAGGGGCGGCACAAGCGGAACCATATCGGTTCCGCATGTCGTTCCATTGGAAGATGGATCAAAGACCATGGCAAAGACCACAAAGACCACCAAGGCGAAGAATGTTCTCGAGATGATCGTCCCCCCCGTCCCCATGAATGAGTACACTGCAAAAGATATTGCAGACACCATTTGTGCCGGACTGGAAGGCATTGCAGATAAGAAGGCGGCAGACGGCCGCCTCCGGACTGACAAAGTCACCATGTATGGCAAGTTAGTCTGCATGGTCGCGCATATCGGACCGGACGTCTGGACTAATCGCATGAGTTCAGAAGTACACGCGCTTCTGAAGACGCGGGGCGTTACTCCCGCCGTGCGCAAGACAATCATGGAAACAAGCCGCAAGGCGATTGATCCTGTGTTGCGTGAAGGCGAGACAGAAACATGCGAGCACTACAAGACGCGCCTTCTGATCTTGGAAGAGGCGCGGAAGGGTTACAGTAACGTCGCGCGCCTCTTCGAAAAGATGAAGATCGCCAATGAAGATCAGTTGAAGAAGGCGACCTTCAAGAAGAGTGAGGAGCCAGCGATCCTGCTGGCGCGCGCCGTCTTCAAGATGCAGCAATCGAAGACAGAGCTCGCAGTTTACACGGCTGAATTGAAGCGGCTTGCGTCATTGCCTAAGCCAGACACTGCAAAGGCAACGGCGGCTGCGAAGGCGCGCAAGGCGAATGAGACGCAAGGCGCGGTAGAAACAGAAGTAGCGTAATCAAAGGCGGCACAAGACAAAACCCCTTGTTCCCTGATATGCCCCATGCGGACCTTGTCCGCGTGGGGCCTTGTCACGTCTATATCTCACGGTCCGGAGCCCATACTGACACCATGGTCCGGAGCCGTGAAACCATGCCATGTGGTGGAACAACACATGGTACATGTTCAGCCAGAGAAACCGGTTTAGGTTTAGTGCAACTTGCACTAAACGTGTTGGATTGATGCTGCAAAGCATATCGTCAACGCGCCCTAAGCTAGGTCTGACTGGTGCCAGAACATGTGGCAGGCACCCTCAAGGTGGCGCGCCAGATACCGCACTCTATCGGGTCTGGCAATGCGCCTTAATTGCGAACGCTCAACCCCTAAGCGGGCAGATAGCAGCGATGCTATCGCACATGACATGTTGCATCATGTTGTGCGCGATTGCATTGCAATCACAGTTTCTGGCAAGCACCTTTTGTGCAAGTTACACCAAACGTGAAAGGAAAAATCATGTCGGAGAGAATGTGCTTCATCACTTCTTGGGAGCATCAGGATGAGGACGGTTACGGTGGGACGGTCTGGTCTGTTTGGGAAACCAGCCATGACGATGCTGAAATCGAGCGGTGGATTGATGAGTGCTTCGATGCCGAGCATTGCGTGCACGAGCATGATTGTTGTGGGAATCGGTATCACCGTCGGGCGAACTGGTCGCGTCATCTGACATGCTCTGGTGTCTCGCAGATCTTGCTGTCGCGTGGCTACATCTTCAATGTCTGACAAGCACCTTTGGTGCAACTTGTACCTATCATGGAGGGATGAATCATGGCCTACATTCTAGAGTTTACTGACCTGTTTGGTGGCGAGGCTAACTATGGTTGGCTTCACCGCCTCACCATTGAGGGTGAGGCGAACATCTCACGTCGCACCCTTATTCGTAATGCCAAGAGGGCGTTTGGTATTGCTGCCCGGCACTACGTGTATGTGGATGGGGGTGATTTCATAGAGCTTCGCTTTTCCGGCGTGGCGGTGGTCTTAATGATTACGTGGGATTATGCGGATGATCCCGAGATCTCTTGGCAGTGATGGGAGGAGAAATCATGAACCGAGTTCAGCGTTATCATCGGCGGATGGATGCCGCTTGGATCGTGGCTGTGGTCGTTGCGTGCTTGGCGTGCGCAGCGTTCGACGTGGCTGTGATTGGCGCAATGCTTCAGTGATGGGCATGTCGGCATGGTCTGGGCCATGCCGACTTCCGACCACTGTGGTCGAAGGTGCAAGTTGCACCAATCATGTGAGGAAGATTGATCATGGCAAGAATCGTTCAGATTAAGTGCGACCCGCTGGGCATGGAGAAAATGCGCAGCGTCACCAACGCGATGGCGTTGGATCGGTGCATCGGCTACCTGTCGAACTGGTGCATGGAGATCCCGATTGTTCGCATATATGTGAACCCCGACAAGAAAGAGATCTTCGCATCCTATCGTGAGTCCGATGATAACGATGCGCGCCCCAAGTTCATGATGTTCGCCATGTGGGATGGCGATGGCTTCTCGTTTCATTCCTGAGGAGGGTAAGAGAAATGTTCAAGTCAGAACTGAATCGGTACACAGTGATCAGGGATCTCGCCGCCGCCATGCCACACAAGCTAGAGAAGGCTGGCATGAACCCTGACCACATCATTGCCCACTTGAACTCTGTGATTGAGGGGCTTCGCAAGGCGGAGGCCGCCAAGGTTGGTGTAACTTGCGCCTTTTGTGGGAAGTGAGCCATGGAACATGCACCCCTGTTCTGGAAGGTGATGGCGCTGGTCGCCGTCTTCTTCGGCCCCACCGCGCTTGTCGGTGTCGCAACGCACATCTTTGATCGCATCCGGAATCGCCGGGCGCTTCGACCATGGTGGGAAGGGTAATAGACCACCGCCTTTGATTACCCCCTGACATGAATATTCGGGCGGCTTCGCGCTCTCGCAGTCTTCATGTCAGGGGTTGGAGTTCTTGATAATTATCATGGATCGAGGTGCAACTTGCACCTTTCGAAGGAGAATGACATGTCTGTAGATCTCAAGAAGAAGATCCCCGCTGGCTGGTACGACCTACGGTCTAGCCTCCCGCTGTGGCTTGGTGAACGCCTGATCTTCATGGCGGAGCATGCCAAGAGCCATCCCCATGACACCACCCCCGAGGCATGGGGCTTGGCCATCCGTGATGCCGGTAGGATCCTGAGCAATCATGGTTCTCTGGACAAGAATGGCAATGCCACCGACGCAAGCTTTGCCAAGGCTAAGGAGGCGCTCCACTGGATCGCCGACAATCTGGAAGATATGTGGAGCTAACGTGCATCGGCATAGCTAGGAGGAGCCGCTATGAACTTTATAGACATCGATGGCAGCAACATCGAGTTCTCTGGTGTGCCTTGGTCAACAAAGGGTACTGACTACATCGAGTACCTGCTCAAGGACGATCTTGAGGGGTGCGAGAGCAGGGTATGGTCCCTGTTCTATGAACTTGACCCTAAAAATGGCGAATGGAGCGGTGCTCTATGTTCTGTAGAGCCTGATGATCCATACGAAGATGCGGAAGAGGAGCGTCCGATGACTGATGCGGAGGTGGCTAATGCCGTCTCCTACATCCGTAAGAAGCTGAAGTGATTTACGTGCAACTTGTACCTATGTGAGGGAGATGAATCATGGCTAGATTTATGGGAACCGTTGAAGGTGGGCGCGGTGTGGCGTCCCGCCTTGGCCACGCGACGACCGGCCTGACTGTTCGGGCGAAGTCCTATTCAGGCACGATCACGGTAGAACTTGGTGTGGATTATATGGGCCGCGACACTGTGCGTATTGGCGTGAGGGAAGGCAGCACTAATGGTGCTGCCTACACTCTGTACTCTGGACTCGTGGTGACACTGGCGGACAAGCCGTCGCTCAACACGCTCCTCCGGGATCTCGCAATCGAGACTATCGCGGAGGCAGCAGAATGACGCCCGACGAAATGAGGATTCTGGATGACGCGCTCCACTTGGCGATTGCCTATGTGAGCGAGACGCATCATGGCGAGCCAAGCTTCAGGCGTGATGTTGTGGCTGCATTGTCTGATGCCATTGCCATCACCGACGCCATCATCAAAGCAGAGTGATCTGCGGTCGGCATGGTTGAGCCATGCCGACATCAGACCACTGTGGTCTAGGGTGCAACTTGCACCTTTCATCTGAAGGAGATCAACCATGTCTGGTTATCTTGGGCAGTACATCGTCATTGCTCGTGACGAGGATGGCAACATCGTCAAGCAGTGCGCTGTGTATGCCCGTAACAAGTCTGCGGCTGTGAGCATTGTTCTGAGTGGCAATCGCTACGCATCCGTCACCGCAAGCATTGGCGCGGTTCGCTGTGCTGTGGCAGCATAATGTTGCGTGTGATATCAGATACCATCTGCGCGCACGTCTACGCTGGCGTCTTCATGATCGCCTTCTTTGCAATCGTATGTGCGTTCAGCTAACCAACGCCCGAGTGGCGCTATCTAGGAGTGAGTAAAATGGCACGTCTTACCCTCAAGCAGAAGCTTGACATCTACACCACGGTTTCCGCCAACATCGAGAAGTCTGGCGACAAGCTGTTCAAGTACGTCAACAACATGTCAGACAAGGCAATCGCCGACAAGCTTGGCGTACCCCCTTCGTCGGTCAAGTACGTTCGCCAGAGCGGGTTCGGCGAGCTGATCACTGGTCGTGCAGAGGAGCACGGCAAGCCCGTCAAGTACATGGAGTTGGTGTCCCGCCTGCGCGGTGCGGAGGCCAGCATTGAACTCCTTCTGGAAGAGGTTCAGCGCCTCGGCGAGCAGGTAGAGATCCTGACTCACCGCATGGCAGGTCGCCTGCTCTAAGCCTTGTGCCACCCCGGCACGCTTGGTCGTGCCGGGGATTGGTGCAACTTGTACCTTCATAACTCACAATCTTTGTACTTGCATGTTGTGTAGCGTTGTGCTACTATAATGATCCCTGAGGGGACAACCGGAGAAGTACCAACCATGAAGCCATCTCTTGCTTTGAACGCCATCACTTCGGCCTTCAACTACAACCTGTCGGGCATCCCCCGCCAGCGTGCAATCAATCTGTTCCTGCGCGGTGCGCCGGGCGTTTCCAAGTCCAGCCTGATCTATCAGGCCGCTGACTCACTTGGCGTTGAGGTTGCTGAGTACCGCCTCGCCGGTATGGACGCTGCCGATATGCGCGGCGTCCCCAAGGTCGAAGGCAAGAAGACCATCTGGTGCACGCCTGAGGACATCCCGACTGATCCCAAGTGGAAGGGGTTCATCTTCTTCGACGAGATCGTGCAGGCTGCACAGATCGTTCAGTCTTCAGTCTCGCAGATCGTGCTGGAGGGTCGCATGGGTACAGTTGTGTTACCCGCTGGTGCCGTCATCGTTGCCGCTGGTAACCGCCGGTCCGACCGGTCTGCCGTCAACGAGATGCCCCGCCATCTTGCCAACCGCTTCACCTTCATTGACGTGGAGGCTGACGTGGATGACTTCGCGACATGGGCCAACACCAATGACGTTCGCGGCGAGGTGGTGTCCTTTGTCCGGTCTCGCACCGAACTACTGCACAAGTTCGATGCGGCAGAGACCTGCTTCCCATCTCCCCGCGCGTGGGCTTTCGTATCCGGGATCTTGGACATGCAGGGTCTGGACCCCTACGTCCAACAGTGCATGTTCGCTGGTACCGTTGGCGAGGGTGCGGCCATCGAGTTCATGGGTCATCTCCGCCTGTACGGTCAGATGCCCTCAGTCGAGGAGATCATTGCCTCGCCTTCGAAGGCGAGGGTCCCCGATGGTGAGCACGCCCCGGCCATGTCCTATGCCGTGGCTTCGAACCTGAGCCGCGCCATCAATACCAAGAACGCCAAGGCTATCGTTGAGTATCTTGGCCGACTGCCGAACGAGGAGTTCGCCGTGCTCTGCATCAAGGACGCTATCGCCCGTGACGCAGACACCAAGAAGATCCCCGAGGTCCGGGCATGGGCAGCGAAGAACGCCTCCCTCATCATTTGAGGGGGGCGTTAGGTACAACTTCAACCTTTGCAGGAGGATCGCATGACAGATGAATCAGACCGCCGCGAGGAGATCATTGGCACCATCACTCTGTGCAAGATGGATGGTGGCAGGTTCCGCGTTCGATACATAACGCACGAGGCTGACAAGAGCCTGCGTGATGTGGTTGTCGAGTTGGTTGATGGCGCGAGCGACGGGCCGCCAGTCACCAGACACAGCACCGTTGTGTGGAGGTTCTTTGTTGCTGTTGCCGTGATGCCTGAGCCAAACATCATGGACCCCCATGCCGTCACCGTCGATGACTTCCATGAAGATGCAATGGAGGTCTACCACCGGGCGGTGTCTGGCGACGAGGACATCTATACGGAGGGCAGACTGGTATGAAGCTGACAGAGAGCGACGTTGCAGCGCTTGTCTTTCTGTCAATGGAGAACGGCAAGGCTGTGTGGAGGGCGAGTCTCTCGCCCTCCAATGAGGGTGAGTGCATCGAGGTTGCCCTTGTGGATCTGAACAGACCCATCAAGAGCGGCGACAGACTAGCTACCCTCACCGTGGCCATTCTTCCGGTCGATAGCAATGCCTCCTTTGTCATGGCTGTTTGGGAGGTGGCAAAGAAGCTGGAGATAGAACTATCGGGAGGCAGTATGGACTGCCTCCTCAACACTAACTTCCACAGATGCAAGATAGGGGAATATGAAAATGATTGATCACAAGGAAGCAATGCGCCGCATCAGCCGCGCCCGTATCAAGATGCTGTTCGGCCAGCCGTTCTTTGGCAGCATCGCCATGAAGATGAACGTGCAACTAACACCTAAGGTCAAGACCATGGGCGTTGACGGCAAGAACCTGTTCGTCAATCCCGAGTTCCTTGAGACCCTCACTGAGCCGCAGACCATTGGCGTGCTGTGCCATGAGGTCCTGCACATTGCCAACGCTCATCACCTGCGCAAGGGCAAGCGTGATCATGGTCGCTGGAACAAAGCCTGCGACTTTGTGATCAACCCCATCGTCATGAGTGCTGGCATGGAGTTGCCGCCTGACGGGCTGGTCGATCCCAAGTACACCGGCAAGTCAGCCGAGCGTGTCTATGGCATGCTCGAAGAGGAGGAGAAGGACAAGCCGAAGCCCGACAAGCCCGAAGATGGTGAGGGTGAAGGTGATGGCGGCTTTGGTGAGGTGCTTGATGGCACCGAGGGTATGTCCGACTCCGAAGTATCCATGGCTGAGCAGGAGGTCAAGGTCATGGTGGCCGAGGCAGCCGAGGCAGCTCGCCGTCAGGGCAAGCTGCCCGCATCTGTGGCCGCGCTTGTTGGTGAGATCATCAAGCCCAAGGTCAACTGGAAGGAGGCGCTGCGCAGGTTTGTGTCTGCGGTGGTTCCCAGCAACTACTCATGGGCTCGACCCAACCGCAGGTTCATCGCGCAGAATGTCTACCTTCCCGGCATCGTCAAGTCTGGTGTCGGTGTCATGGTTGTCGGCATCGACACATCAGGCTCCATCTACGCGGACGCCAATCTGACCAAGCAGTTCCTGTCTGAGGTCGAGGCTATCTGCGACGAGACCAAGCCCGAGACCGTGCATGTTGTGTTCTGTGATGCTGCGATTAGTGCAACTGACACCTTTGACAACGGCGACATGTGCGGTGTCTTCGACAGGCTCAAGGGTCTGGTTCGCGGTGGCGGCGGCACTGACTTCCGACCGGTGTTCAAGTGGGTCGAGGACCAAGGCATCCAGCCAGCAGCCATGATCTACCTGACCGACATGGAGGGCGTCTTCCCGCAGCACGCCCCTCCGTATCCCGTGCTCTGGGCCAAGACCACGGATCACCCAGCACCGTTTGGTGAGAGCGTTCGCATCGAGGCAGGGGCGTAAGCCCCTGCTTAGTACCCGCCCGAAGAGGAGATTGATCACATGAATAAGAGCGTGTTCGTAATGCAATCCGGCAGGAACGTTTGCCTGCCATACTCAAGAGCGCACAGCGTGACGGAGTGGAAGTCGCTACAGCTTATCCGGCACAGCACATCCGGCATGATGAAGCTGTGCCTGACTGACCATATCAAACATGAGATCGCAAACCGCAGGCGAAACTCAAGTTCTAAGACGATCAGTTCTTACGACATGAACCGCGCCCTAAACCCAGTCAACTCCCGCATAGCGAGGGTCGTGTCTACAAGCCTTGATGAAGCGCAGAAGATCAGGCGGGACATGAGGAGCTTTGATGAAAGACCCCCCCTTGCTGAGTGGTACCAGTACTGTGTTGCCTATGCTAGGGCCAGCTTCCAATCATGCAGGTCGAGCATAGATGTGAGGGCGATGCAATCTACTGGAACAAGAGTGAGGGGAAGCAGCGGTACCGGGCGCAATGCCACTGTCAGCATCGAGTTGTCACCCGGATACATGAGGATGGTAAAGAAGCTTGGGACCGCAGATATAAACAAGCGCTACGTGGTCCTCTCTCACAAGCATGCCTTTGATGTGGATCGCGGCATAGCCGTCCACACTGCCAATGTCTTTGACTCTGAGAGCCTGCGACCCCTGTCCGGATACATGGCTATATGGAGGTCCGATGATGGCACCGAGTGCATGCACTCGTTTGCAATGGAGCCAGCCAGAGTTGTCGGACTCATGAACAAGAAGCTTACCGAACGAGTAATGAACTCGATGGCGTAAGGTGCAACTACAACCTTTCAATGGAGATCAACATGACCAACATCATTCAGCAGAGCGTCAGCAATACATATCGCCTAACGCTTAGCATGAAGACTGACGAGTACGACAAGCTAAACGAGATGTCACTGTCCACTGAACGCAGCATGTCCTTCATAGCCCGCAAAGCTATCTTGGAATACTACGAGCGGTGGGTTGAGTCGAAGGCTTGACTGAACAAAGAGGCGGCGGGTTTGTCCCGCCGCCTTTCCTCTTGATGGTTTACTGTTGCCTTGAGGGCCTGCCTCAGGGCCAAGATGGTGGAGGGTGATGTGACCATGACGTTGTCACACAGCACCCTCATTAGCAGCATGCTACCATCACTGCCCATAACCGACCGCACATAGCCAAGCCATTCGTTGACTCGCTTCAGCGCATTGGACTTGCCGCTTGACATGGGCTGCGGATCACCACCCCCACCAGACGCATTGTAATCCACGGCAGAGATCCCGAGCATGCGCGCCTTCCACAGGTCGCGCATCGCTGCCTCTCCTGCGTCGTGCAGGTCACGAGAGATCATGCCCTCGTGATACAGCCGGTCGAGTTCAGTCGGAGTCACATCTCGCACCCTGACCTTAACTCTGGAGTTGGGTGCATGATACTCAAGCTGGAGGGTTGGCTTAACCATGTCAGAAATCCAGATCGTCAAAGCATGCAGGATCGTTGGCCTCGAAGTATCGGCCCGTGTCGGGTTGGAACACAAGATCTTCCGACCCCACCTTGCCGAGATGTCCGAACCTGCACTTCCAAACATGCACGCGAGACAATGCCTCCAGCCTCTGCACCGTTATCCCGAAGTCGGCCCTGTTATACCAGTTGGCTGAGCCGGATATGTTGTATCCGCTTGGCACCCACTCGCTCCCGGCTGATGACGGGGGCTTCGCTGGATGGGCAACGATGAACAACGCCACGTCGTGGGTGGTGGCGAAGGTCTTGAAGGCGGCAAGCATCTCATTGATCGCTGATGTCTCTGACAGAGCAGCCTCGCCATCCCCAAGCCTGATGAAGTTGAAGGGGTCGATCACAACCCACCTCACACCCATGCGCTTAACCGCTGCGGTCAGACGGTCGATGATGTTGGTTACAGTTGGCGGCTCGCCATCCTGTGCAAGGAACATCATGTGATCGTTGATCCAGTCGAGTGCGTCTTCAGTCTCCTGCTTTGTCACGCGCCCCGGCTTGCCCTCACCGAATGGCTTGCCCGTGTAGAGGCTGACAAACTTGGCAAGGTGGATGGGGATCGGGTTTTCGAAAGATGCTATTGCACCTTTCCACCCGCACTGTTGGGTGACGTTCATCAGGAGCGCATCGAGCCATGTCGATTTACCGGAGCCCGGAACTCCGGTGACAACATATAACATGCCCGGCGATATAGAGACGAACTCATCAACCGTGCTCCATCCCGTGCCAAGTCCAGAGGAAAGACCCCTGTCATAAAGGTCAACGAGTTGCGCCTTAAAATCGCTGGCTTGGTGTACGCCGGACAGCGGCCACGGATCAGCCTTCTCTTCGATATACTCGCGTAGATCGGCAGCGCCATGCGCAAGTAGAAACTCGTTGGCATCCTTCACTCCCTCCGGCCAGCGCACCCTCCAGCACTTGGCCTTGCCTATGCGCCTTGCAAGTTCTTCAGCCAAGGCATCTCCGGGTCCATCACTATCCACGGCAATGATGACCTTTGGCGCGGCCTCAAGCAGGTCGCGTGCGTTCCACACACACTCAAGCCGCTTGTCATTTGAGTCTGACTTTGTTCCAGATTTGGGAACAGGTGGTGCGCCATGCGGCACCGACATTGCGTTGGGCATGCCCGCCTCTGTCACCGACAGCGCGTCCATCTCACCCTCGCAGATTACAATCGGCTCATTTGGAATGAGCCGCTCGATCCCGAAGAAGTTACGGGCCGCACCCTGTGCGGTGAAGCCCTTCGCCTTGATGGACCTAAGCTTTGCTCCGGTCCTAACGCCACGCTCATCGAAGTACGGGAACCCCACACATGTCGTTTCTTCCCCGACCTCCCGCACCCACACCTTGGACTCGAAGAGCCCTGCCTCGTTGGCGGTGGCGTGACTGATGCCGCGCTGTGTCAACAGGTACGACAGGCCGTCCTCTGACAGGACGGTCACCTCTGATAATGTTCTTGCTGGCTGCGCCATGTATGACCCTGTGTTGTTGAGACCACTGCCGTTGGCTCCGCAATGCCAGCATGTAAAGACATAGCCGTCATGGTCCACCTTCAATGACATGGTCTTGGCTGATTGGTTGGTCCGCTTGCGCTGACCGCTACAGAAGGGACAAACAACACGGTGCTGCCCCTGCCCACGGCTGTTTGCCATGGGCAGAATGATCTCGTCATCCTGTGATTGCATCACTGTCATGATTCCCTCTTGCCGCCTACATCCTAGGCAGATGACGCAGTCACATTCAAGATGTTTCTCAGGTAAACATTGGTGTAACTTGCACGTTATGCTCCGGACATGGCTCCGCCCTTTTCTGCCTGCTGACCTTAGGTATAGGTCCACAGTCCCTCGGTGAAGGGAAGCACGCCCCTGAAGGGCGTGCCGCATACTCAGTTCCTTGAGGACCGTCGTCGTCCTCCGACTCTGGGGTGAGTCGTCTGCCTTCCAGCTTTTCCTGAGGCGCTGGACATCTGGTGGCCCTGACCATCCCCGGCCACCAGACTGCTTCACCTCTACCTTCACCTTGCGGCGGCAGGCACCGGTTCGTCAGGGCTCGACGTTGACCGGGTTTGGTTTGGTCCGTAAGGGAACTCCACCTGAGAGACCGATCAAGGCGAACGCCCGCGACGAGAGCCGTCTCTACGACTGCCGCTTCGCTGCGAGTGTGAAAGTTGTGCGGTGGGACTTGACGCCATGGTTCACCATGGTACGTTCTGACCCAACGCGCTGGCCTCCTACAGCCCACAGCGCGAGAGTGGATCACCTCTTGCCAAAGACGATCCACTCCTAGACCCCGCCCGGTGTCCCCCGCCGTGGCGGGGTCTTTCGTTTGGAGTCCCGAACAATATGTTCGAGATGCGTCGTTGGAGTCAAGCACCTCGAACGAACCTCTTGAGTTTGGTGATCTCCTCGATCCGATCATCCTCATCCATGTTAAGCAACCTTATGATGGCATCACCTATTGCCTTGCGACTTAGGCCAATCTTGGCGCAGTCATCAGCAAAGTCGCGCGAGGAAAGATAAGTCATCGCCTCACGCTGGCGCTTTCCCTTTCCCTTTGCTGCGTCCTCGATGGCTTGCACTATCGAGAAGCGGAGCAGCTTCAACGCGGATGTGCGTGCGTGGTCTGTCGGGATCGAGTCCCCAGTAGATGTGCTTCTCTCTGACTTGTCGGTCGTTGTCATAGGCTACCCCCTGTAACAGGTCGAGGATCAGGCTCTCGTCCAGATCCGGACGGCGGGATGCGTAGAAGATTTCGAGATGTACCTTCACCGGTACAGTGAGAGGAACAATGCCTTGAGGGCATTGTTCCCTGAAGTGGTCGCTGTAGGACAAGGCCTTTGCCGATTTGATGCTGGCAAGTCGGTTGCCGCGCTTCACGATCCGGCGCGAGTTCGCCTTGCTTGCAGGCTCCCCCTCAATAACAAGCTCGATTACGTCCATGATATTTCCTGTTGACTAAGGTTACAGGTAAAGCTACGCTCTCAACTGGCAGGAGGACACATGAAGTACACAAACAAACACGGTCTCCCCGAGACCTTGGTCAACCTTACAGAACGTGATACTTACACCAAAGGTGCCGCTAGGATTAGTGTAACTACACTAATCAGTGCTCCGCGAATCAGCATACTTCGGCAGCGTCATGATGACGAGATCGAAGTTGATGTTGCTGATGGGCTGTGGGCTCTGGTAGGCCGTGCCATCCACCATGTGGCGGAGAGCGGGGCAGACCACAGGCACCTGCCAGAAGAGCGTCTGTTTGCAGACGTGGGTGGGTGGGTTCTGTCTGGAGGCATAGACCTCCAGACACTTGAGGATGATGGCAGCATCAGCCTCGAAGACTACAAGTTCACATCAGCATGGGCAGTGATGCACGCCGAGAGCAAGAGCGACTGGGAACTACAGTTGAACTTGTATGCTTGGCTTGTCCGCAAGGTGAAGGGCGTGAGCATAAAGCGCCTTGCCATCTGCGCCCTCATCCGGGACTGGCGCAAGCAGGATGCTGAACGTAACCCAGCCTACCCTCAAGCACCGGCCAAAGTCATTGACATCCCGCTGTGGGATTTCGAAAGGCAGCAAGCCTACGTTGAGGAGCGGGTCCGGATTCATCAGGCAGCAGCAACTGCCTCTGAGTTCGGGGATGACCTCCCGCATTGCACCGACGAAGACCGGTGGGTGCGGGGCGAGAAGTTCGCCGTGGTTAAGATCGGTAACAAGAAGGCCACTAAGGTGTTTGATACTGAGCCCGAAGCACATGAGTGGCTCAAAAATCAGAACGCCCCTCAAGCCTTCTATGTGGACCACCGACCCGGAGAACCAGTGCGCTGCACTGGAAACTACTGTCGCGTAGCACCGTTCTGCGAACAGTACGGTCAGTATGTCATCGAGACAAACATGGGAGATAAGTCATGACACCAAACATTGCGTCAGCAATGGTGCGGATTGCTCAGGCAATTCCACAGATCGGCAAGGCAGACAGGAACCAGTTTGCCAAATACAACTACGTCAGCATCGATAAGTACTATGAGGCCGTGGCGAAGATCGCTGCCGCCAATGGTATCTTGTGGCAACCCCGCGAGGTTGCCCACGAAATCGTCCCCAACGTTGGCAAGGATGGTTCCGTCAAGACAACATACGCCTTCGATCTTTACCACGAGAGTGGCGATATGATCGAAGAGTTCTCGAAGTTCACCATCCTGCACGCCATTCAAGGCGCGCAGACCGCAGGGTCTGCCGCCAGCTATGCGGATAAGCTCTTCATGAGGACCGCCTTCAAGGTGATCACGGGTGAAGAGGATGCCGACGCAACCAACCCGGAAGATCTGAAGATCCGGGCCAAGTCAGACACCAACGTCAAGGAAGTGCTGAAGACCTTCCCCGACGCGGAGATCACAGAGGTCCGAGCCAAGCCGGAGAAAGGTGCAACTTCAACAGATCCCTCGCCACACATGGCGGTGATCAGCCACCTAAACAAAGACGGCCAGTCGATCATCAAGACGGACACCAAGGACTGGAAGTCTGTGAAACATGTGCTTCAGCTTGGACTTAACGCATGCGACACAGTCGGGCTCGTCCGCTCGCTGTGGTCTGACAACATCGGCGTCATCGAGAAGATGGAAGTCGATGACAAAGCCACGCACGCAGAGGTCCGTACCATCTTCAACACACGTCGTGATGAACTAAAGAAGAAGTAGGAGATACACCATGGCTAGTCAGTACCCGAACACCGGAGCCCTGTTCCGGAACGACCGTGACTCCAACCCCAAGGCCCCCGCATGGCGCGGCGACATCGAGATGGATGCCGACCTTCTGCGTGGACTTGTTGCTCTTGCCAAGGAAGGCAAGGCCATCAAGTTGCAGCTTGCTGGCTGGGAAAAGGAGACCAAGACAGGGTCAACCTTCATCAGCGTGAAGGCGGAACTCCCCCGTGAGAAGAAGCCTGAGCCGAAGCCCTCACCAGCAGCGAGCTACGACGATGACGAGATCCCTTTCTGAGGATCAGATGAGGGTCAAAGACGAACGATACCTGAGGGAGATCCGGACCAAGCCATGCTTGGTCTGTGGTCAGTGGTCCATAGCCCACCACATGATGCACGCCGAGCCTTCAGCCATGGGCAAGAAGAGCGGCGATAACTGGGCGGTACCTTTGTGCAACTTGCACCATAGGGACCTTCATGCCAGTGGCGATGAGTCAATGTGGTGGGCTCTTGCAGGAATAGATCCCATCGAATGGGCAAGGAGCAATTATGGCAACAGAAGTGATGGTGGTGGTCCCCAAGTGGATGAACGAAGAGGGGATCGAAGAGACTGAAAGCCTCATGGAGATATTCTGTGAGGCTCTGGCTCTTCACAGACCAGAGGGTATTGCTGGTGTTCCGGTGTCGTTTGCAATGACAAACATGATCATCGGAACTCTTTCCGCTGCCTTCGATAACATCAACGACAACACGGCCAAGGCAAACGTCCTGATCGTGGCATCGTCCGTCCTTGACCTCATGTCTGATGAGGTCAAGCGGATGAAGGCACTGATCCCCAAGGATCTTGTAAGGCTCGTCGGTGAGACGGGAGGCAACGCATGACAGACGTGAGAGATGCAGCCGTTCACTTCGAGGCAGTGAAGCTGAGTCTCAAGCAGGACAAGTCCGGGTTCATCCTGACCATGGCCATACACCCCAACGAAGTGCCTGACAGTTTGCTTCGTGACTGGGTAGGCAGTAGGTACATGGTGGCCATGGTTAAGATGGGTGATGATGACTCACCCGTTGAACCCCCCGAGGCCAAGGAGGGACGAGAAGCCGTTGCTCAGGCGGCGCAGCTTTGTAAGCTGCCCCGCTTCCGTGCATGGCTTGTCCAGTCAGGGATGTCCTTTGAGGACACCGAGGATGCCGCCATAGCGGCAGTAAGGGAAGTGTGCGGCATAGAGAGCCGGGCCGAACTGAAGACCAACAGAGAGGCACGTAGGGCCTTCGTTGTTATGGTCGATGACTTCAAGAGGGAGACTGCAAGATGATGAGCAAAGAGATGCTGCTTGAAGCAGCAGATCTTGTGGGCGGCCAGAAGGCCGCTGAGTACGGTGACATCACCGAACTGCACAAGAGGATTGCGGCCCTCTGGATGGGCTGGATCGAGGGGCGTCATGGCGCATCCCGCATTGATCTTGATGAGTATGACGTGGCCATCATGATGGTGCTTCTCAAGATTGCCCGCCTTGTTGGCAATCCGGGTCACCGCGATAGTCACATAGACATCGCGGGATACGCCGCCGTTGCGGAAGAGATCGCTACCAAAACAATCGAAGAGCAAGACAAGTGGAAGGAGCCTTCAGATGAGTGAGAGCCGAGTTGTTGAGCGGGCAAGGCATCAGCTTGCCATCCTGCTGCACACCGCCCTGATTGATCGGGACATGGCCCCCATGAACTTGGCGGCAAAGACGGGGATTGGCGAGAAGCGCATCTCCTCTATCCTGTCAGGAACTGCCCGCGAGCGTGGAGACATTACGTTCGCTGAACTGGTTTCAATGTTCGAGTTCTTGAGTCACGAACTGTCACTCGACATCGAGGCGGTTGAGCACAAGCAGGCGAGGGAAGCCTTCTTGTCGCGTGAGTATCCGGAGGTCTTCGGTGATCAGCCGGATATGTTTGATAGCAAGGAAGAGGCGCAGCCATGAAGATCGATACCAATGTTCCAGTACCCAGCATGAAGACCAACTCGTTCCCGATTGCAGATATGGAGCCGGGTGACAGTCTCTTCCTGACGGAGAAGAACCGCATCCACACTCTTCGCACTGTGCTTTATCGGTACAAGAAGAAGACCGGGACTACGTGGACAAGCAAGCGTGAAGACGGCGGCATCCGCTTCTGGCGTGTGTCGTAAGGTACAACTTACACCAATCAATGGAGAGTTAAGATGGACAGCTTTAGTGTTAATGCACTCGCGTGGGTGCTTGCATCGTTCCCGATCACTTGGGGTTTAGTAGAGTTGATCAAGCACACGATCCCTGACGGGTACGCTAGGATCCGGGCGAAGATTGTTCAGCATGAAGAGGGTCTGGCGGCAGACGCCCACTCTCTGGCGGAGGAGGCTCATGAACGTATCAATGCCCTTGAGGCCAAGATCGAATCTCTCGTGAAGTGATGCGACAAGCCGCCCGCGTTCAAGCGCGGGCGGTATCGCCGGAGGAGGACAAACATGGCTGAGGAAGAAACGATCACCATCACGGTGAAGGAATACAAGCGTTTGAAAGACACCCTGCGTTGGGTGAAGTGCCTTGAAGAGGCCGGTGTTGATAACTGGGAGGGGATGGATGACGCGATAGAGATTGAGGAACGCCGTATGGCTGAGGAGGGGGGCAATCATGAATGACAATATGGTCTGGTGCGCTCTGATCTTTGCCTTGGCTTATGTCGGCAGGAACATGCTGCCCAGCTACTACGAGATCACGAGCGTCAGAAGGCACAGCCTCGACAACATGCGGGATGATATCCTTCGTCTTGAGCAGAGCGTTGATGCCATCAACAACGCCGTCGATGACAACGAGCAGGAACTGATGGGCGCTCTCAAGAAGATCGAGGACATGCAGTCTGACATCGCCGGTCACCTCACACGTCTTGATGACATTGATGGCCGGGGGCGGGTATGACTGACATCGTGGAGAGGATGAAGGCGACCGCTTGTCCAGATAACACCGGCTGCATGTCAATCAGGATGTGTGTCTGTGATGTCATGGGGGATGCAGTTGATGAGATTGATCGACTGCGCGAGACGGTCATGAACCTCTGCGTTGCCAACGGCAAACATGAGGACGAGATCGAGCGCCTCAACAAGGCGCTGAAGTGGGAGCAGGACAGGTCGGGCAGGGTTGGAACCCACAGCCCCGGCTGTTGGACATGGGGACACCAGCATTATCAATGCGCCATACAGCACATTGCTGCCTTGGACAAAAATCTAGAGAGCGCCGCCCTGATTGTGGCTGAGGTCAGGAAAGACACTGCCGACGCAAGGATGGAGATCAGGGAAATGAACAGACGGATCGACATGCTGCGGAGCAGGAGCTAGCCATGGCCGACATCTCCGCATACATGCGCGAGGGAGGCCCATGCGCTGAGTTTAACCGCAGATGCAAGACCATGAAGAAAAATCCCGGATGTGGTTGTGTTTCGGCAGCCGATGAGATTGATCGGCTGCGCGACGCGGTCATGAACCTTTGCGTTGTAAACGGCAAGCAGGAAGACGAGATCGAACGCCTGCGAGAACTGGCGGGATACCTGACCGAAGAGCGGCGGCGTCTGCGGGTGGAAGCTGGATACGACTAATCTTCGCGCACTTAAGGTGCGCGATAATCACACAGGAGAGATGCACGGAGGAGAGCAATGAGGGATGCTGATAAGTGGGACCGCAGGGGTCTGGAGCTTGCAAGGCACGTCGCTGAATGGAGCAAGGACCCAAGCACTAAAGTAGGTGCGGTGATTATGGATCCTAATCACCGCATCCTGAGCCTTGGCTACAACGGGTTCCCCGTTGGAGTCCCCGACCTCAATCTTGATGACCGCGATTACAAGTACGCACGCACCATACATGCTGAGATGAATGCCCTGCTGTTTTGCAGCAATCAACTGTGGGGAGCCACCATGTATGTATGGCCAATGCCACCGTGCTCACGGTGCGCTGGACCCATCATACAGTCGGGCATAGTCAGGATCGTCTCACCTCCCGCCGGAGAACGGTGGGCAGATAGCTGCAAAATTGGAAACCAAATGTTCATGGATGCAGACATCCACGTAACTGAAATGGAGATCTAGTATGGACAAAGTCGTTGTTGTTCTGTCACTGCTTCTGATATCAGCCATAGTGTGGATAGGCTATCTGTACGACGAGAGCGAACGCAGACACCTCTTCATGTCTGAATGTCAGGACGACGGATTCAAACACTACCAATGCGCTGCCGCTTGGCGCGGCACGCTTGTTGTGATGCCAATGAGGGCGGCCCTACCGCTCGATGTGAACTAGGGGATAACGATGATTAACTTTGAGGATGATGCCGTCATCGAGGAGCTCCATGCCCACGGCTGGAGGCAGTTGCCTGATGATGTTGTTGTGATCGAGGCCGATATGCTTCGCCGTCTGGTCATGCAGTTGCCAACTGAGTCAGACCTGATCAATATCAAGGCGACGATCTCAGAGTTTGACGGTGAAGATAATGGGGAATCGAGTTAACACGCGAGGCCCTTGGACCAAGTCCATGGATGATCTTCTTAGGTCACTCGTAGAGAAGAAGGCGGAGAAGCACGAGTACCTGATTGCGTTCCCAAGCAAAAGCTTCGACGCCATCAGAAATAGGTCATACAAGATTGGCGCTGGTCACATCAAAGTTGTTGTTACAAAGAAGACAGAGACTGTGAGCAAGCCAAGGAGTACCCTCGGGGAGATGACCCTCCGGAAATGTATGGCTTGTACCGCTAGGTTTTATTCTGAAGGACCGCATCACAGGCTGTGTGCTGTTCACAGAGCCCAGTCATCTGACGATGGCTATCGAGTGATGCCTAAGTAGCTACAGGCAGGAGCCTCTTCAGGAGGCTCCTGCTAGCTAACTAAGGTGCAAGTTGCACCCTTACTTACTGGCGACCCCACGCACCTTCTCGATTGAGCGCATAGTTCCCAGACCCAACATCCCCATGAGGACGGTGGACAAAGTTGCCATGTCAAACGGGATCAGGATGGCGGAGTGGCCAAACAATTCCGCGATCCAGTTGAGGAGCGGAATGAAAAGGAAGTGCAAGGCGAACGCGCTTCCACATACCCAGCCTACAAAGGGCCGCCAGCCCGATACAAACACGCTGCTGCTCGCGGCTTCAATCTTGTTGATGTCGATCTGCTGCTGGACCTGCGCGATAGCGGCGTCGGCCTGAGCCTTCATCAGCATGGCCTCGGCGGTTGCCTTGGCTGCGGGGTCTGGCCAGATCTTATTGATGGCAGTGTCTAGCAGACCTGCTACGGCGGATACTGGGTCCATCAGAATGGCCTCCTCTTCTTGCGCGACCTAGGCTTTGGCGGGGCAGGATCTGCTGCCAGAGCTATCATCACTGAAAGCGTTCCGATCCCCGCCGCAAAAAAGATCAGGATGAAAGGTAAGTAATCCATCAACCCCTCCTCATCATGTCAGCAAGCCTGACGGCTCGCTGACCAACCTGCACTGCCCACTTGCTATTAAGCATCTCTGTGGCAGCGCCTCCCCAATCACCAAGGGAAAGGTTGGCAATGAACTTAGAAAAGGCGGTAAGGCCGGAAGGACCCATGTTGAACACCATGTTCAGCAGCACTCGCTGCCTAGTGTCGGTCAGGCTCTTCCACTTCGGGAACACCTTGTCCAGAGCACATTCCGCTGCGGCTATGTCATTGGCCAGAAGCCCTAAAGCTTCTGGCCTAGAGATGCCCACGTCGTTGAGGTTCCTGCCGACACCGATGGTCAACTTGCCTACCGTGTCCCGGTAAGGTTTAAGTTGCACCCCTTCGTCGCGCATCAGTTCCTGAATCAGGATGTCTTTGTCATACATCACTTAACCACCCGGATCTTTGGCACGGACACCTCGCCAGTCTCAACAAACTTGACGCAGGCATCAGAGATCTCGACCCACTTTTCGGGCGAGATCTTGTCTGTGTTCCCCACGAACGTGAGCCAGTGGATGCGGCGAAGCTCATCGAGCGATAGCTTCTCGTTCATGACGTACACCTTGTCGGTGATGCAGTCATAGAGGTTGATGATGCTGCCATCGTCTTGAACTTCGTCAGTCATATCCGCCTCGCTTGCGAAGGAAGTTTAGGTATGAAGCCGCCTGCTCGACATCAGCAAAGCACTGCATGATGTTAGGGCCTTTGGCATCGGGGTCTATCACCGACACGATAGCTGATCCATTCTGCTGTGATCCATGTCCAAGATGAGCGCCGTAGCTGTCGATGTGTTTGTACCCACGCGCACGGGCCAGCCAGTAGACATCGCCTCGATGCTCGTCCTCGCCTTGGAAGAGGCTCCAGTTGTGCTTGTGTCCGCAGATATACAGGCTTGCCGCTCCAGTAAACTTGGCAGTCTTCTGTGGCCCGTGAAGGGGGTTCCACTGGCTGTGTCCGGGGAAGTCATGGCTTGCCCAGATCTTTACTTCTTTCTTGTTGGGGAAGGTGAGTTTGAACTGCGCGGACCAGTCGGAAAGAGGAGCGCCGCCTCTGGAGATGCGAGACAACGCATCCTCATTGTTCCCCCACACATCGTGGTTGCCCAGAAGCAGAACCATCCACGCCAGTCCACTCTTTGAGAACAGCCATTCAGTAAGCTGCCTCTCTGTGGCTCGGCTCGTATCCTGCTGGCTGTAAAGATGGGCAAGCCTGCCTGCCCAGTTGTTTTCGGTGTCGCCAATGTTGGCGGCAAACATACCCGGCGTGGATCGAATGATTTCCACATGGCGTTTCAGAAGGGGCCAGTTGGTGCCGTTGTCACCAAGGTGCGGGTCGCCAAGCCATGCTATGCCGATAGGACCCTTTATCTTTACCTTGATCTCAAACCACTTACGGGCTTGCTCTGTGGCGTTGCGCCGCTCGAAGTCATTGGAGAGGCGCTCGATCAGTTCCTCGATGGGTATGTTCGGATCGGGTATGATCGGGAAGTCAAGCTGTCGCTGTTTCTTGTACAGGGTCCAGTCCGGCTCCTTACCGGCGGCACGAACGATGGATATGTACCGGCTAGACAGACCAGAGACTGGTTGCTTCGGGTCCACCTGCAAGATGCCGAACCTGACGGCAGAGATCTTGTTCTTGTCGGCCATACCCTTTGGCGGGTAACCGGCCCTGAGGGCTTCTTCTATTGCTTCAATGAACCTTCCGGCCAGATCCTTTGATATTAGGGGCGCGCTCATGCACGTCTCCTTGGTTGAGTCTGCCGCCAATCACTGCGTGCTTGGCTTTGGCAATAGGCTGTCGGGTATTTGCGTGTCCAGCATGTACTGTCTAATTGCTTGTTGTTTCTGTTTGATGTCGTTCACGTAGTCCTGATTGATGGCGTTGAGTTGCTCGCGCGTGCGCGAGTGATCTCGCATCGCCCATGTCCTGCGCGATATGGTCTTGTTGAGGTCGTACTCCATCTGCGCGACACGCTGCGCACGCTGATGTATCGGGTCTGTCGGGTAGACGTTGAGGCCAATGGCCCGGCCAAACAGTTCAGCGCCGGAGAGAGTGGGGTTACCCTTACGGTCCACGCCCTCACCGTTGTGCAGGAAGTGGTCGGTCACAAGCTTACCAACCGCACCATACTGCGTGAAGATTGGGGGCATGGCCTGACCCCAGACATAGTTGAGCATGTCGCCCATCTGCTGGTTTGGCGGGTCAAACTCGTTGTAGATTGGCTTGCCGTTGAACGAATCAACATTGCTCATGATGTTGACTGGGACATTGATTGCCGGGTTGCCAAGGAAGCCAGTGGCCCGAATTGCTTTCCTAGGGTCGCCCTGAGCAAAGGCACTGGCTATGCCACTAAACATCTGCCACGGAAACAAGTAGCCCACGTCGAAGAACGCCACCTTGCCACGATCATCCCTGTAAGGGAGCGGCAGCACGTCAGGGTTCTCGGCCTGAAACTTTGAAAGAGTATTCTTCAGGTGCTTGAGGTCGTCCTGCTTTACATCGAACATCGCCGCCGCCATGAGCGGCAGCGAATAATGTAGGGCTATCCACGGGATGAAGCGCTGCGGGTTCTTGAGAATCGTTTCGGCCAGAACAGGGGCCATCTTGTAGTAGTAGGTCAGGAACGGAGCGCCAAACGGCGAGGACCGGGCAGACTTCACCCACGGATGAGCGTTGGCATAGTCAAAGAAATACTTGTGCGCTTCGAGGGCGGCATCCCGCTCAGCATCTCGACGCCCCTCAGGCGTCGAGAGTCTTCCGTCCTTACGCGCCCTGTCCATCTCGTCAATGATCTTGGCAACCTTGTAGACCCTATCGCCAAGCGAGTAGAGCTTCTGCGGGTTGTCCACGATGATCTTTCCAAGCGCAGCCCTCAGGCCGTTCGGGTTAAGCATCCCGTCCTTGTTGCCAGAAAGGTATGACTTCAACTTTTCTAGGGCCGGTCGCAGTTCGGTCTCGGCCATGCCGCTGCCAGTGACCCCGTAGTCCTTGGCAATCCTCCACGCCTCTCCGTTGTTTGCCATCGCGTCAATCGCTTGAGTGATGCGCAACGGAACCTTTGCCAGAGGAACGCCAGACAACTGGAGCGTGACGGCGTTGGTTATAAGCTGGCGAACCTGCGAGGGAAGATTATAGACGGTCTTTGTTGCCTTCCATGTGTTCACTGCATTGGCAACCGTGGAGTTTTGTTCACCAAACAAGCGCTGCCAAGTGTTGGGGTCAGGGTTGAACGAGCCCATGCCGACCACGTCATCATAGATCTCCTTGCGGACCTCCATGCCAGCGAGCGCGCCATAGCGGGCGGATGTCGGGATCTTCTTGTAGTCCTTGTGCTCCGCCCTGCCGAAGCTGTCAGCGGTGGCTTTCTTCATGCCTGTGGCCATGCGGATCATGAGTTCTTTGTTCTCAGGAACACTCTCCATCAGCGACCGCTCAAGAAGCTTGTCGGCTTCTTTCGCCAGCCAGAAGGCAGACACATTCCTGCCGCGCCAGTTAACGATGCTCTTCGGCAGGACCCACTGCGCTTCCTTATCGTTGGCAACATCCTGAAGGAAGTCGAGGATTGCCATGTCACGCTGCGGCCTGATCAATGCGGCCATGGTGAGGAAGCCGGGGTCCTTGATCTCACCCTTGAGGGCGCGCTCCTCTGGCGTCAGGTTCATGCGCTCCTTGCGCCACCCCTGATCACCAGTCTTGAACCCACCGGAGCCGCCAAGACCACCGTCCTCAAGCATGTACTGGAGGTACAGGCGCGGCAGATATGCGTCCTTGTACTGGTTAAGCTGCTCCGGTGTCAGGAGCCCCTTGTAGACCGCGTCCTCTCCAATCTTGAGGATCTCGCTCTTAGCGGTCTTAGCTGCCTCCAGTATCTTCGGGGGTACAGCAGGAAGTGGAGCGCCCTTGTTAATCAGGTACTCGTATACCTTCGCCCGTTCTTCAGGCTTGGCAGTGTTGATCACATCGTAAAGCTTGCGGGCGCTCTCGCTGAACTGGGCAATCTTCCCTCGCGTCAGATACATAAGGCCCATGTACTTCTGAGACATGGGGAGGGACCCCTTGGGGTCCCACTTGGTGACCAGTGCATCATACACCTTGTTGTAGGTGCGGCGCATAATGCCAGTGGTGTCGCGCTCGATGTTGTCCATCGCATCCTTGGCCTGCTTGGCAGTGCTGGCCTCGAAGGGTGCGTGGTATGCAATGGAACGCTCGGGACTGCCCTTGGACTTAGGCTCGTTGTAGACGGCAGAGTTTTCGGAAGGTGTAAGTTCCTCCTTTCCAACCACGGAAGCTTCTGAGCGCTCCTCCATATATCTGTCAACTATGTCTCGGCTGATTGTAGCCCTTACCCCCTTAAGGATATTTGCAAATGGATCTAGCGCGCTGCCATCCCTTATGCTTTCAAAGTACGGAGCATCAAAGATATGCTCTCGGCCCTTTGATGATGGGACGTAGTCCATCTCTCCCGGAAGATGCGCTCGACGCTGCTCTTCCGTAGTCAGATCAAGTCGCCCCTCCACATCTCTGGACTCTGTTTCCCCAGCATTCTTAAGATAGTGCTGGTCAGCGTCTGACTTGCTGTACCCACCTTCGGTTCCTACAATAAGCCCCTCGGCATCTCTTGCTTTTTGAAGCGCTGTTTCTGCACGGTCACGATAATTAACGATCTGTCCAAACTCATAATTAGATTCTAGCTCCCTCAATAGTTTGATGCGTTCAGCGATAGGAATTTGATTTCCATTCCTCCAGAGCTTAACCCTGTCAGAGCTTCCATCCAGAAAATCAAGTACGCTTATGGCAATGTCTGGATGCTTTGACTTAAAGTCACGGAACATATTAACACGCACAAAGTCAGACATATTTTTGATGTCGGCATACACTTTATCTTTGAAGGCATTTACGGATCCAAGAAGGTTTTTAGCATCTTCTCGCATCCTGCGCTCTACAGCACCGGGATTAGTTCCCAGCGCAAATCCCTCATGGCTCTGGATTGCATGCTGGATCTCGTGCGCAATAATCCTTGGAAGTTTGTGCGCGGCAATGCCGGGTACTGAAGTCCACGAAAGTGGTTCACTCGGCGTGGTATCTTGTTTCGCCAGCTTTTTAACCATGTAATCGAGGTACGACATTATCTGTTTTCCAGACACCTCTATTATTTTTTCAGTCTCTCTATGACGCCCACCAACTCTGCCCTCATCAGATTCAGGAATAAGTTTGATGGCGTAGTCTTTGAGGAATGGATATTCGTTATATAGATCCCTATGGTCGTAAATATCCTCTAGTGCAGCCGTAGCATTTCTATCAAAGTTAACCAAATTCCCATCTTTGTCAAAGTTTAGGAACGTGTGAATCAATTCACCTGCATCAATCTCAGCGTTTACGTCAGGCACTTCCTTGCGCCACTTGCCGTCTTTCTCTCCACGGTGCAGGCCGGTAGCAAAGTAAATCATGTCTGGCGTGTCGCCGTTGGCTTCCATGCCCTCGGCAGTCTTCTGGACTTCCTTGGGCCAAGTGGCACCCTTCTCTCCCGTCCATGCAAACTCAGGGCGTCCATTCAATTCAGGCGCGGCTTCAAGGCCGCGCTGGGTTTTGCCAGTCGCGTACTCCGACAGGACGTCGTTGGCGTTACGATACCCTTCACCGCGCAGGAGGTTGCGCAGACGGGTCATCACACCTGCCGCAAAGTTGGTGAAGCGCTTTGACATTGGCAGCAGGCCAGCGTTGGAATACCCACGCATCTTGGCATCAGCGAGAGAGCCAAAGACATATGCCATGGCCTCACGCTGTGTGGTGAAGGCTTCCTTGAACCTGCCATCCTTCCCGAACATCTTCTCAAGGCGCTGCCAGTAGGTCTCACCGCCCTGTGTGGGGCTTGCAGACTGGAGGGCGCGCTTGATGTCTGTCGGGACATCGCTGAGCTTCATGCCGTCCTTAAACGCACCGCCCTCGTATATCCCGCGACCCTCGGCATTGGTGCCGACACGCTTGCCAAACAGCAGGGACGCAGCCTTGGGGTCGTGCGCAACCATGATGTCCTGAAGCAAGTGGAACGCCTCATGCGCACCAGTCTCACGGACGTTCTCAAGGAACTTCTTGTCCAGAGAGATCTGGATAAGGTTGCGCATGGCGAGACCACCAACCTCACCCTTGGTCTCGGGGTGAAGAAGCTGCTTCATGAACTCGACGCGAGGCGCAGCACCAGTGACGCCAAGGAGCTTTGCCATCATGTCCGAAGTCACGAAGGCATGCAGGACCTGTTGGTCCGTAAGCTCACGGTCCTTCAGTGCGCGGACAAGAGAGTTAGCCAGTTCATTGCCGCCCTTGCCCATGGCCCGAAGCTCTCGGAGCTTCGAGCCAATGTTCTTGCGAGCCTCCGCAATCCGCTCTGCCGTCAAGGGCTCTTTAGAGGAAGGTGCAACTTGCTCCTTTGCCCCCAGATTAGGCGTGCGCAGGATGCGTTCTTCGGCGGGTGATGCGGCCTCCGATGCCTCAGGGCGCGAGCTATTGCGGATATAGTTCCCATCACCAGTCTTGGTGAGAAGCTTCTCCCGGCTCGAAAGAAGCGACTCCGCGATAGCACTGCGGGTGGGGTCATAGGTGTGTGACTCAAGTTCGTGCCTGACCATCTCTTCGCTGGCACCAGTGGCAGAGGCAACCTCCCTTGGGCTCACCATACGACCCTTGTCTAGGTCACGAATGTAGTCCCGAACCTTCTGCTCTGGAGGGCGCGTGTCCTTCGGCGCTGTCTTCCTTGGCTTGAAAACAGATTCTCCAGAAACCTTTGTGCGTATAAACGCACCGGGCCTGTTCGGATCAGGCCGGAGCATCCCGGCCCTATTCCCACGAAGCAAGGCTTCCTGCGCCGTCGTTGCCGGGAAATGCGCAGCTATTTCAGACTTAACAACACCCATGTCCGCGCCAGTCTCGCTCTGAATTTTTTCTGGCGTGACCCTCTGGCCAAAAGTTGCAGACTTGATGTAGTCCTGCACAAGCTTGACGTCAGCGACCTCCGGCTCCGGAGCCGGTTCCTCGAACGTGCGGGTGTCTGGCTGTGTTACATCGAGACCGGTTTTCCTAGGAGCGGCGGTCTCAACGGCAGGTTCGGCAGGGCGGAGTGGATTGCTCACATCCCGGTTGGCCTCGGGACCTCCAGTGCGCACGTCATTGCGGACGAACGTCGTTCCGTACTTGTTCTGTTGAGTATCAAAGATGTTGAGACCGCGACCATCAGAGTGAGCTTCAATAGCCGCTCTAGCATCCTTGGCGCTTACGTTGAGGCCCAGAATATTCTGCACCTCTCCAGTGAGAGGCCCCTCTCCCGGCTTGATGCTGAGGAGGTAGTTAATGAGGGTTGGTGAGTTCGCGTCTCCCTCATCAGGGCGAAAGCCAGTCGGGTACTTTTGAAAATCGCTGGCAGCAGCAAGGGTCTGACGGTCGCCAGCCTCTGGCTCTACCTTACGCCTAGCATCAAACGCATCCAGAATCTCACTACGCTTCTGCTCGAAGTCAGAACGACGCTGTGCGGCCAGATCTGCAAGGGCCTTGTCTTTGATGGCACCCTTAAGCTTGGGGTTACCAGCAATGTCTTTGTAGGCGGGATCGGAGTAATCGACTGCATCTCCGGCAACGTCAGAGTAATTGCCATGCAACTCCTGCCACTCTGGAGTTTCGCGCACATCATCATACCGTCGAGGGTATTTTGTGGTTTGACTTTCTCCAGCCGCCGCCAGTGTGCGGGCTGTTTCTTCCTGCTGACGCTGTATCTCCGCTGCCTTAACGGCAGCGTCCCGGTCAGCCTGAGCTTTGGTGTAGACCCTAGACGCCTGATCCCGTTCGGCAGCAAAGAGAGCCTTGGCCTTGTCATTGATGTCCAACGGAGCATCAAGGATGCTCCTGAAAGCCGGGTACTGGGCGGCGTTGGTCTCTGCCCAGCCGATAACCTGACGGGCATCCAGACCAGATAGAGGGGACGCAAATGACGCATCTTCTGCGGAAGATGGGGGGACAATGGCAGGACCCTCACCCGGACGAGGAGGAGGCGGCAGCGCTATGATGCGCTGCGCCTCTGCGAACTGTTGTGCAAGCTGCTCACCACGGGCGCGGATGTTCACATCCTCAGACTGCCGGAAAGTCTGGATATCCCTCAGAAGGTTTGCATCGTTGGCAATCTGAAGAGCGCGGTCATATTGCTCTGGGGTTATATCCCGCGCCTTGGTCGCGCCACGAAACGCACCTAACCCACCGCCAATGCCAGAGCTAAGCACGCCCATCTGAATGGCTGAGTTCAGCACATCCTTGCCCGGCGTCAGGCCGGGCGTGTAGGGCATGGCCTCAATGTTTTCGATATACTGCTGACCAGCACCAATGCCAGCGCCGGATATACCTTCTAGGGCAGCGCCCTTTGCAGCATCACTAAGAGCGCCCCGTGTAAAGCCCTGTTGAACAACACCGGCCTCAAACAGCTTTCCGGGTACACCAGCAAGAGCGCCAAGCACACCGCCGCGAAGTGCTGCGGTGCCAGAGGTGGACTCAGCAATAATCTTAATCGCCTCCTCAACATTGCCATTGGTCTTGGCAAGAGCGGCGACGCCCTCAGGTGTCTTTGTGAGTTGATCGGGATTGGCCTGAAGCTGCTGGGTGATCTGCTTCTCTGTAGCCTGACCGGTTATGGCCCCCATCTGGAGGCCCATGATTGCATCAGCAGGCAGCGTCCGCAGAAGAAGCTGGCCCACAGCCGGAGCGGCGCTCTCAAGGAGCGATGCTCCTGACTGTCTTGCCGCCGCCACACCAGCGGTGCCAAGCATCTTGGCAGCAGTGCTTTCGCCAAGAGGACCAAGCACTCGAAGGGCGAGAAGGCCAAGTCCAGTAGTGGCTTCTAAAGGAGACGCCGCAACAGCGCCTGAGCCCGCAAGCAAGCCGCCGCCAATGGCAACGGCAGCACCGGGAGCCATCTCCGCCGCCTGATACGGGATGCCAGCAATAGCAGAGGGGTTGAACTGATAGCTGGTCCCAAAGGTTCCTTTGCCGGGCTCAGTCTCCGTCACATATGGACGCGCTGCGCGCTCCTTGGCCTCAGGAGATATGGCCTGATCTGCGGACGCAGCCATCTCCTCACCGTACTTCTCCATGCCGGTGCCGTAGTCACCGGGAAGACGGTTAGCTAGATACCCAACCTGACCAATCGCTTCGCCGACACCCCGCTTGGCGAACTGACCAAGGTCCGACAGTACACTTGTCTGTGGTGCAGGCGTGCCGATTGGCGACCAGTTGGTCCCGTCCCAAGCCACCTTGTCTCCGGTCTTTGGATTGGCCGCAACTGTGGCTGGAGCCCAGCTTGTTCCATTCCAGAAAACGGCCTCACCAGTAGTCGGGTTATATGCGACCGCCATAGGGGTTATCCTTGGTTTGATTACTGAGTAAGAGCATAGCCGGGGTACTGCTGCCGAAGCAGGGCTTCCTTTGGATCGGACGTTGATGTGGAGGAGCTTGCGGGCTGCACCCCAATAAGACCACTAAACTGATCCTGTATACCGCGCAGCCTATCCTTCTCAGCCTGAAGCTCGCCCTCAAGTTGCTTGATGTAGTTTGGATCTGCGGTTCCAGTTGCAGCAACGCGGGCTAGATCTTTAGCAAGGGTGTTCACCAGCGCCGACTGTGACGTAAGTATTGGCGCCAACAGTCTTGCGTTGTAAACATTTGGAGCGTTCGCTCCATTCGCTGCAACATCTGACCTGTACTCCGGGCTGGGGGCATTGATCTGAGCCAGAATGTCTTTGCTGTGAGCAAGAGTCAGCGCGAGTGTTTCAGCACGACGAGCGGCGGCATCGGTCGAGCGAGCCTCAAGATCCCTCTCCGCGATTGCCTCCCTAGCCGCAGTCTCTCGATTGGATATTGCCTGCCTAGACGCGATGTCCTGAGCGGAGATGTCCTGCTTCTGACGGAGGCCAGCAAGCTCGCCTGCGGCTGTGACCTGACCAGCAAGACCCGCAAGCTGCTGCTTGCGGATATCTTCATTGCCAGTCTGATATGTGCCTAGACCCTGCTGAGCGCCAGACACAAGGGCGTTCATGAAGTTGGGTCCCTTGGACCCAGCGATGCCAAGGCCAGCCTGCATAAGGGCATTGTTGATGTTTTGCTCCCGACGCTTCTCGGGGTCAGCACCCATCTTGCTCATCAAGTCGTTGACCTTTGTCTCGTACTCAGAGGCATAGTCACGCTGGGGTTGTGTGTTAGTTGCACCTTTCTCCGCCGCGCCAGACACCGGGGAAGACCTCGCCACCTTTGCTGCGGCGGGCGGGTTCAAGAGGCGCTGGATTGCCTGATCATAAGCGGACGCAGGCTGCGCTTCAGGCGCAGCAGCGGCGGGAGCGGCGGTGCTTTCGTAGTTAAAGTCTGGCCGGTACATGGGCTGTGCTTCTGCAACAGGCTCGCTGGGGGTTATGTTTGATGTGTCTAGTGGAGTTGCCGCTGCCGGGGAGGCAGGGGGTGCAGCAACATCTCCATTAACAACAAGAGGATCGCGTTTTTTGGAAAGATAGTTGATTGCCTCGCTTGAATCAGGCCCATATCCTTCGGAATTTGGGTTAAGTCCATATTTGGCTATTGCTATTGCGTCCCTTGCCATAGCCCTGCCAGTGCGAGACAGGCGAGACCCAAAAGCCCCAATGTTGCTTTGTGAATTTCTTGCTTCAATTTCCGACCGGGCAGCTTGACTGACGGACGGATCAGAGCTTTTGGCCGCCTCGATAAGGCTGCTGTCTGACATCATGTCCGGTGAAGACTCTTTTCCAAATGGCCCGACATAATCTGGGATCATCCCGCCTGAAAGGCCACCACCATCCATGTGGATTGGCTCACCCTTCTTGAGGTCAGCAATACCACCAGAGGCCATGCCCGGAGGAGGTGCCATTCCCTGAGCCTGAGGCATCTGCGGAGGCGGCCCCGCTGGAGG